TATATCCACAATCAGAATTAGATTCAGCTTGGTCATAATAAACTTCAGCTCTACTCAAATAAGAGTACATTCTTTTGATTGTTTCTAATGAGATAGGTTTGTTTTGTGCTAATTGTTGAGCTCTTACTTTACCTACTGATGTTGCACATTTGTTACCATTTGCTTCGTTTAGTTCAATACCTCTCTTAGCGTTATTGGCAACTGAGCTACCATAATCAGAATAGCTCTCCATTTCAACCCTTTTCTTCGTCTTATATCTACTATCTTTCTTAATTAGTGCTCTTATCTGACTTAATACTAAAGCCGCTTCATGCTCCTCTAAATCACTAATTTCTTTATCTAAATAATCTTTATCTTTGGTTGCTGCTACTAAATTGTGTCCGAATAATCCTTCAATTGAGAATCCTTTAACTTCTCCAGTCTTAACATAATTTTCCCATATATCATCGTTATTAACTTTGAAAGTACCCATCCAAGTCCCAACTGGTACGGATAATCCATACATAGCTGATTTATCTTTAGTTCTACTTTCCACAATCCAGCTTTCCACCAAATTAACTCCTGTAATTTTCTTATCATGCTCTAAGGTAGATTTGTCCGTGTACTTCTTTTCTAAGTACATTTCAGATAACCTCTTAATTGTTTCAGGTTTAAAGAATACATGGTATGGCATTCCTTCACCATCTATACGAAGAATTTGCTTATCAGGGATTAAAATAGGCCCCATCAATAATCTTTTCTCATCGTTTACTGCTGCAAAATGTATCTTCTCCTTATCAAAGAATACAAAGTTAGATTCAATAGCTGGTTCTTCTACCAATGAAATGGCAAATACTTCATCTATATTCTCATCTTCTATTACTAATTCGTATATCATATTACTACTTTAACAATTAATTATCCGTTTGTACCACCACTAAACGTTGCTGCTCTAGTTGTTCTTCTATCTAAAGCCTGTTGAGAAGTTACATCACCACTAACCACATAAGCCTTAATTGGTTTTTCAGATGATTTAGCTATTGTTCCAGCTATCTGAGCGCCAGGTGATGCTTGGCCTGTTGTACCAGTTACTTGCGGTAAAGCTGTTCTTTCAATTTGTGGAACTGCTGGTGCTGAACCTGCGCCTGATTTGCCAGGTATTGCTCCACCACTACTTGCTGCTCCACCACCACTACCAGCTGAATTGATTTGTTGAATTGCTTTTACACCAGCTGCAATAGATGATGCGATACTCAATGCTGCACTAATAGAGTTGATAGCCACCCAAGGTGCTCCAAATGTTAATGGAGATGCCGCAACTGCTTTAGCGTTAGCAATACCGGTGTTGACAAGTATTTTTCCAATAGCGGCAGCCTGTTCTACTACAACACCGGCGATTGCTACTTTCTTATTTTCACCAGCCAATGTTTTTAATAATCCACCAAATTGTGCAGCTAAATCTAATTGAGCATTTTGAATAGCAACTCTAGCTTCCATCTCAGCCATATCAATTGCTGCTCTTTCATCTGCACCTTGCTGTCTAATAGCAGTTCTTTGATTTTCAGTTAAACCTTCTTGTGCTAACAATTCGGCTTCCTTCATTCCAATTAACTCTCTCTTTCTATCAAAGGTTGTTCCTATTCTCTCTAACTCTGTATCAATACCTAATATAGCATCTTCAGTAGCTAATTGCTCAATTGCTTTTCTTTCAGCAATTGCATCTAATTGTATCTTAGTTTTTTGAGCTTCATTAAGTTCAGTATTGGAAAGTGCTAACTTCTCTTTTGCATCAATTACGGCGATTAATTCATCGTATCTTAGAGTTTGTTGTGCTAATCTGTCAGTTGCAGCTTGTTGTTGAACCTGAGCTATAGCTTGTGCACCTTGCTGAATTATAGCTTTTCTTTGTTCTTCGTTTAGTGTTTCATCCTCTAATAATAGTGAGTTAGCATATTGTATAGCTGCTATCTTAGATTTCTCAGCTTCATTAATTAAAGCAATTTCTGAATTGTATCTATTTTCAACAATTTGAGTTTGATTCTCATTGTTTAATACAGCTTCTTCAAATGCTAATTTAGCTGCTTCTCTCTCTTTAGTTTTCTTCTCCTCTGCTTTCTTCTTTTCTTCATCATCATACTTTGTATTGATTGCTAATACATCTAAACGATAGGCTTCCTTAACAGCAGTTAAATCCTTGATACCAGCTTTTTCTAATACTAATATATCTTCGTTTAACTTCTGTCCCCTTTTGAATACCTCTTTATCTCTAGCATCTAATGTAGCAAGATACGCTTCAGTTTCTACCTTACCTGCTGCTTCTAAATCTTTAGCTCTTTGTTCTGCTAATTTTTTATCTTCCTCACCTCTTTTCTTAGCGGCTTCTTCTCTTTTCTTCTTAGCTTCTTCAGCTGCTTTCTTTTCAGCTTCTGTTAATCTTTTAGCTCCAGCAGTAAATGCTTTAGAACCTTGCTCCATTCCACTCTTAATACCATCTGCTATACCTGTACCAATACCCTTCAAAGTATTCTTTACATTGTCAACAGTGGCATTAAATCCTTTTTTGATACCTTCACCTACCTGCGATACACCTTCTTTAATTAAGTCTAAATCAAATGTGAATACACCTTTAAGAACTTTACCAGTACCACTTGCAACTTCAGAAAGAGTTTTGAAAGCATTTATAAAATTGTTTACTATAAATCCTACTAATGTTTTACCTACATTGAATAGGGTTGTGAATGTTGCTGATAATACACCAGCCGCTGTAGATAATGTTTTCATCACCTTTTCAGATGATAATAACTCTATAATCAAATCAGCAAATAACATAGCAATTGGTTCTATGATAGCGAACACTCCGTTCATTATCTTAGTAAATGCTTCAGTAATCTTATTTAATTTAGCTTGTCCTTCTTCGGTTCTACTTAGTGATTCCTTAATTGCTAAGAAAGCTGAAACTAATAAACCAATGATGCCCAATGATACAGCTAATGTTTTACCAAATGTATCAACTGCACTTTTAGCACTTTGAAATGATTTACCAATAGCACCAATCGGACCTGGCAATGCTGCTAACTTATCTTCTATTTGAGCAGATTGGAAAGCAACTCTTTGTTGTTGGTCCTGTAAATCATCTAACTTATTTGATAAGTCAGTAAATTCTTTAGTACCAGCTTTACCTTCATCAGCAAGTTTTTGTAGAGCAACTGTTGTTTCTCTAATTTGTGACCTTAAAGATTTAAACTTACCATCAGCTTCACCAATCTTATCACCTAAATCACCAACCTCATCGGCACCAGTAACCTGTGTTTCAATAACGGCTGTGTAGGTTGTTGTATTATCTGCCATACCAAATGCGTTTTATTTGTTGTTTTGCTTCCTTGAAACTATAAGGAATCTTATATTTTCCTTTAGCTGTGTCAACTTCTCTGGATATACCATAGAAATCTCCCATTGCTAATAAATCTATTATACTTTTAATCATATTACTATAACATTTAAGAATTTACATTTAACGAACCTTCTATTATTGGGCCTAACAATTGTATAGCACATTCACCAGTAGATAGGTTATAATCATTGATAGCTCTTAAATGGTAATCATTTCCTCTAAATTCAACTATATCATTCAATTCCATATTGAAGTAGTCTGCCAATGGTATAATCGCTGATGCGTTCATTAAACGAGTTCTAGGATTATATAAAAGGTTTACATAAGGACTCCAATATTCAGAATACAATGAATTTACAGGGGAACTACCATATACAGGTTGTTCATTATAAAATAGTAATGATTTAGAACCTGTTGTAGGAAATTGAGAACCTGATGGAACTGAATAGTTATCAAAGTAAGGGAATACGTTTATTTCACGAGTTACATCAGCTGCATCTCTTATATAATATCTTTCACAATCAATTGTGCCATTGTAATATAAAAGTCTTGGTTGTACTCTAACAGGATTGTAATTCTGGTCAGAGATATAAGTTGGTATGTATATTGGTATTATTTGTGACATATAATTTATTTTTTTTAAATACAATCTCTACATAATCCTGCGAATCCTGTAAGAGTTCCTGTTGGGAAATTAATCTGCCAATAGTTACAATTTAACTCATCAATTAACCAATATGCATTAGATACAACATCAGCACCATTAGAATCATAGTAAAGAGTAACTCCATCTTCAATAAGTCCAGTAGTTGTCCAAATATCATAGTATGAATAATCATAGCAATTGTTTCTTGGGCTAGCTGATGAATTAGATAATCTATAAGTTCCGGCAAATATTACTGGATTTCCACTTGGATTTAATCCTGCAATTGAACCTGATACACCAGTACCAGCTACTTGCAATAATTGTGTTGATGATACTGAGGTTTTTACTTCAAACTTTCCCTGTGAAAAGAAATTTTCAGTATCGGTGAAATATGATTTACCAAATTCTCTATTTGCAGCTTTACTAAATTGTTGTGAAATATAATCCTGGTCTAATGTATCAGTAAAGTTTAATTCATTTACGGCTAGATTGTTAGCTGGAATTACTTCTATCTTATCATTTAGATTTACATATCTATTAAAATCCCATCTTCTACCTTTATTGTACCATTGATTAAAAGGTTCAACAATAAATTCATTGATTTTTGTTTTAGATGGATATATTACTAAATTAAATTTCTTTTGTATTGATGTAAGAAAATCAATCTGCTTTATACCTTGCGTACCAAATGGCATATTAAGAGGTATATTCATAACTCTACCATCAGCTGCCTGATTAACTTTTGTTACCTGTAAAAATGATTTAGCTGTACCAAGTGGGTCCATTGTTACCGTTGGTAACGTTCCAGTAGATACATTAGGTCTTTGTTTAATTTGGAAATAATAATTTCCTACCGGCAATTTATCAGTTGTAAATTCACTTTGTAATTGATACGTTGTGTTAATACCACCAGTTCTGCTTTGTTGCAATTCATCAAAAAATTGTATATACGATTGTATTGCTCTTAATGAATATGCAGTACCACTACCAGTCTCAATTAAACGATATTGCCATGTTCCATTTGCACTAAATGTGCCAGGCATATTATTTACTGAACAACTTACATTGATATTCAAATTTAATATTCCTCTAAGAGAACTTGATACTTCTACTTTGTATGCACCATTATTATAAAAGTTTTGTGGGTCACTTAATTTATTATACCAAGGTAGGGTAACAAATGTATCAGCTGGTAATACAACATCTGTCATACCACTTCCAGTAACAGCTCCAACTTTAACAACACCAAATGTTTCTAAATTAGCATCATTATAAACTGGATATTTCAATTGTCTATTACATAATAAATAAACACCATCTAATCCACCATTATCTATAAATGAAGATGAGTATGTATATCCAGCTTCTTGAAAGATTGCATCCCATACTAATTTTGATTTTATAGCTGGTTTGAAATCTTGCACAGAGAGAGCACCATCTACATCATCTACACCAAACTGACTAAGAGCACCTTTTGTAAATTCTAATCTTTGTCCATATTCTGCTAAAGGATATACAATAGAACCTGAAAATAATCCATTGTTCCAAGATGCTGATATATTATTAAGTGATGATGTGTGATTATATACTGAAAGTGAAGTTAAATCAGTTAAGAAACTTCTATTAACTTCCCTAGCAAAAGAAGATACTGCTCCATAGACTGTTACTTCGTATGAATCAATAAATTTATTAGCGTATAGATTTACTTTGTTTAATTGTAGGTATCCTTGCGATAAATACAATCCACCAAAATCTAAATAAGCTGGAACTTTTACGTTGGTAGCGAATGTATCAGGATTAAATACACTAATATCATAAACATGCTCAAAAAAAGCATTGTTCTTTTTCGTACCTGGCAACGTAATCTGACGAGTAAAATCGGCAGGTATAATACCCAAATCAAATAGACCTGTAACATTATCAGATAGCTTAATGTCTTCATCTTCAAATAAATCTAATATCTCACCGTTTGCAACTAATTGGAATTGTATTCCTTGCGTTGATATAACTCCCATATATTATAAAATTAATTTGTATCCTTGTCCGTAATTGAATTCAAATGAATATTGAATTACTTTATCTACAACTCCAGTCTTAAATACAATAGAATTCGTTGCTATGGTTATAGGCGTCAGCACTGTTGAGCTTTCATCCTTAATCCAATAGATTTCCTCACTAACTAAGATTTGCTTTATAATATCGTTATAAGCCTCAGGAATCCAATCCGTATTTACAACGATAGCTTGTTTAGAATCTACAATATAATTTAGGTTTGAACTATCTGCACTATCGTATTGTAGTGATGTACCAGTCCATGTACCTAATTGTGGTTGGTATCCTCTAGTAGTTGTATTGAAAGATTGCTTATTAACCATATCAAAGTTAAAATAATCAAACTGTCCAAATCTATTCTTCCATTTAATTCTAATGTTAGGATACTTTTGTTCACACTTATAATAGAAGTAAATTGGAGTACCTAATGCCGTTGAACCATTGTAAGCCTGTATTGTGTACCATTCAGGTGAAGCATAAGGGAATCCAGCTTGTGATGGAAACATTGGTACTTGCTGAATTTGTTGTGAAGATGAAATAGATGATGATACATTAATATCAGTTGTACCTAAATCACTTACTATTCTTACTTTAGTAGGAATTGCTGCTACTGAACCAGCTCCACCAGTATATACACCAATAGTACCTGTATTTGTATCAAAGAATGATTGAGATACAGGTCCACTTGTCATTAAAGGCCAATGTGGAGTTGTTGTTATTATTGTTTGTCCTACTTGTTCAGGGAATACACCATACCCATCTAATCCTTTGAATACATCTGATTCTACGTGAGAAGATGTTACAAATACTGAACCTGAAAGGTATCTAAAGTATCCATCAATCTTAAAGTATTTTACATTTGAAGGATTCTCTTGTCTAGTATCTTGTAAGGTAGAGTTTATAATTTTGCTAACATCAAATATACCAACCCTAGAAGCATTTGGAAATTTAACCAATTGATATTCAGGTATTGAACTTGATTGTGCTGTTGTTCCATTCCAATAATACAAATCTGCATAATATTGAAATGAAGAACTTAATACTACATCACCAGTCTCCGCTAACGTAAATATTGTAGGAGATTGAACTAATGAGCAAGTTGCTGGAGTTTGAGTTATAGAAAGAGACATTATTAAATCTTTTCTAATTTAACCTCTAAAGATGAAAAAGTATTGGATGTTACTTTTTTGCGAACCCTTTTAGTACTAAATCTAAAGGTTTTACTATTTGTTCAACCTTTTTATCTATCTGTCCTAATACGAATTCGTTTATGTACATTTGTAATTCTGGGTCATTAGCCGCATATTCAGCATATCTTCTTGGACCATATTTGGTAGAGCTTCCCTTTCCCTCATGCACAAAATATCCATACTCTGCACCTGGCGGAGCATAGTTTAAAGCTAGAACGATTTTACCTTCAGATTGTTCTTTTAACATCCTACTAACATCGTTATAACCAGTTACTCTATTAAATAAATTACCTGTGATATATGCTCTTTTAAAGTATTGTCCATTGGTCATATATACCCCAGCTAAATCAGCATATTTAAAAGCAATATCTTTAAGAGTTTTCATTATGGATATAAATCAAATAAACAAGTATCAGCTGAATTAAATACTCTAAGGTTAAACGTTACAACCCATCCTGCTAATCCATTATCAAAGTTATCCTTAAATGGTATTGCTCTTGGGTCACCTTGAAATTCAAATGCTTGTACGCCTGTTCTACTAAATGAAATTAAATCATTTACAATTGATAATGTGTTTGCATGTATATCAACAGTATCATCAGTTCCATCAAAAGGAATTGTTTGATTATTAGCTGAACCAATTGATTCGTTATTCTTATCTTTTACTTTATCAGCAATTGTAAGTTGGCAAGTATATACTAATTCCTTCTCTAAAAATAATGCATCATTGATTGTAAAGTTACCTAGCGGATATGCTGGGAATTCTTTTGTATCAATAGAAAACATATCACCTTGCGAAACAAAGTTCAAAGATGGATGGTTCTTCATTATTACTTTAAAAAAATCTAATATGTTATAGTACAACGTATAGTTTGTACCCATATTATTTATTACTTGTGCTCCCATATTATTATAAGTTTAATCCACCAAAGTAAGCATTACCCATATCAGGGAATATTTGTGTTTGGTTACCTACTGATTGTAGATATTCAGGTATTTGATTTGAATATGATATTAGATAGTTCTGCATTCTTGTTGCGTAGTAATCAGCGTTGTTCATACTCTTTTGTAAAAGGTAATCTACATCGTTTTTACTAGCCGCCTTTGATTGCTCTGATTCGTGTCTAACTGCACCTTCACTTTTGAATTGCACTCCAGAGAATGGAAGATATTCAACAGTAGAGTACCATATTAGAGTAGGTTTGATATGGTCATCCATCAAATCTTTATAGTATCCAGTAAATGGAGTACCTGCTTCAATATCAGCTTGTAATTTGTAATACAATACAGTACCTAAAAGGTTTAGTATGTACTTCTCTTGCGCTGTTTGAACGAATGGTAATAATCTATCTGCATCTATTGAACCCTGTAAAGGAGTCTTTTTGATTATATCGTTTCTTGTTATAAATAATGCGTATGCCATGTGTTAATTAATTTTTATATACTTCGTATTGCTTTGTAAATTGTGGATTACTCATTTGTAAAACCTCATCAGCGTTATCAATTCCACTATCTACTAAGCCAGCTCCATTATCTTCAGTAGTTGCTGGATTTTCCATTTGCTCATCTGTTTGTGTTGCAACTTCATCAATTGTTTTACCAGTATCTTCAGCTTGTTGCGATAAGATAGCTAATGGAGTTAATTGTTCAAAATACAATTCAGGATTATCAAAACCACCTTCAATCAATGCAGTAGTTAAGAAGTTTATAATTAGATTTTGGAACGGATTGATTGTCATAGTTTGTAAGATAGAGAACGCCGTCATCATTTCTTCAGATTGAGAACTAAAGCCGTTTGCCTGTGTTCTAATACCAAATAAAAGAGGAGATGTTACTCTATGTGCAACTAAGATTCTATCCTGCGCATATTCACTAACATATTTGTATTTATCGTGCAGATTATCAACCTGTATTGTTTCAATGGTTGGTTTTCTTTCTGGGTCATCGTTGAATGATAACATAAATCTACCAGCGTTTCTAGTGCCTGTAAACTTAGCTTCAATCATATCTTCAATTGTATCTCTTTCTTCAGGAGCTGGAATACCATTATTCATATTAACCATCACTAATGGTAAGAAACCATTCTCAATATTGTTAATGTGTAAGTTAGATAATTCAGCTTCTACATAAGAGAATTGTAATGCAGATACCCAATCAGGTAATGAGTAATAGTATTTACCTGGCGTATAGTTCTTAATGTAAAGAATTTCCATCTTCTCATTAGATGTACCAAAAGCAGGAACTTTCTTTTTGTTTCTTTGTGCTTTTTGGTCAGCCCAATCTATACAATAGTAATAGTTTTCAATCTTAGGATTATCGTACAACTTCTCAGCTCTTAAATTTTGAACTGGAACGTGATAGAATTTAACTACTTTAGTATGGTCTGCGTTCCAATATACTTGGAAAGCTGCATTACCATATAGTTTTAAATCAAACGATACACGCTTCATTTCTTCTTGCGGAATTAACTTATCTAATACTAATTGGAATTGCTCATCCTTAGAGTACAATCCTTTACCAAATATTAAATCAGCAATACCCTCAATACAGGCAGCATTTGTTGTTGATGTTGTGAACGCTTCAGTCACATTTTGAAAGAAATCATCTGGTCCTATAATTCCAACAGGAACCCATTGATACCTTGTCTTTGTATCTTCAGTTATCACAGGAATCTCTTGCTGTGCCATGTTTACTACTGAAAAGTTTTGATTTATCTTCATATTAATCTAAAATTATGTATTCGTTATCCGTTACATTACTAATGTATATTCCTTCTAATGG